GAGCAAATCGTCACAGAGGAGACTGACGACCTCCACTTCCAGGCTGACGGTGATGATGATATCACTGTTGTTGATGGACACACCACTTTCACTGTTAAACAACCAGGAGATACTGGTTTTGGTTTTTCTACTTTTGTTACACTTGTTTCTTCGTTTTTTGGCACTGCTAAAGATTCTGTTGTTAAAGCACTTTCTGGTATTGATAAACCTATTCGTTCACTTGTTTCGTCTATTTTGTCGCTGTCTATTCCTCTTGTTTCACTGTTTAAAGGTGGTTTCGACTTGAAAGCCACTGGTTTTGCTGATCGTATCACAAAGCTTGGTAATTGTTGTAAAGGCTGGGAGTCAATCGCAAAAACCTACACAGGTTTCTCAGACCTAATCAAACATGGCATTGGTGTGTTGACTGGTGACGTTGAAGAAGGACCTCGTGCTGACATGGTGAAAAAGTTGGAAGCACTCCAAGTCAAATTGAAATCTCGTTACGAGGAGTTTGATCGAGATCCTACATCTCTCTTACTTGACAAAGATTTCTTGAGTACTTTGAAGGCTGATTTTGAGTCTGTTGAAGGCATTTGTACTGATATGTGCAAGCTTGAAGGGAATACAGGTTCTTTCAGTTTTCTTTGGAGCAATGTCAAACATTATTACGTCACATTATCGAGGAAATACAATGAAATTACAAAGAACCTCATTGGCAAGCAGGTTCCAGTCACGATTTGGCTTTATGGCGCAAGTGGCGTTGGAAAGTCGAGCGTTTGTCGTTACCTTGAAAATCAGTTCTCTCTTCATCACGGAAGTCCACTTTTCACTTTTCCGCGAAATTCAGGAGACAAATATTTTCCGACGTATAATGGACAGCACATTTTCATGTATGATGATTTCGGAGCGAACAGGGCGAATCTCGATCACAATGAACTTGATCTTATTTATAGTCCCAACAGTTTCTTGCTCACGCAAGCTGGGATTCCAGATAAAGGTCAACGTTTTAGTTCACGCTACGTCATCATAAATTCAAACCATGGCATTATTACAACGTCTGAAGTCTTAACTGATCCAACTATATTAGATCGTCGTCGAGATTTCGTTCTTCATGTTGAAGATAAAATGGGTTTGCCGCCGCGCAATGTGGATGGACGTTCATACTGGCCACGTGATCATTACAAAGATGACTTTTCTCATTTGCAGTTTACGCTCATGGATCCTATTCGTCAAAACAACTCGTTGAAGGCAATCAAACCAATC